TGAGGTATATGGTACATCCACAGTTTTCTGGGCTTCTGTTACGACACACTACAGAAGAACTTCGAGAACTTATTTGGAAGAGTCAAGAGCTTTATCCAAAGATTTACCCCGGCATCAAGTGGAGTGAACGTAAGATGCAATGGGAAGCACCATCAGGGGCTAGACTGTGGATGTCCTACCTTGATAGAGATGAAGATGTATTGAGATATCAGGGATTGGCGTTTAGCTGGATTGGTTTTGATGAGTTGACGCAGTGGCATACGCCATTTCCGTGGAACTATATGCGTTCTCGACTGCGTACAGCAGCGTCAGACCTACCAATCTTCATGAGAGCTACAACAAATCCGGGTGGTCCGGGTCATGCTTGGGTGAAGAAGATGTTTATTGACCCTTCTCCAGCGGGTAAAGCGTTTGATGCGACAGATATTGAGAGCAGTACCACCCTAGTGTATCCCAAAGGACACAGTAAAGAGGGGCAAGCTCTGTTCAAACGTAGGTTTATCCCTGCTATGTTGACGGATAATCCCTATTTGATGCAGACAGGTGACTATGAGACTATGTTGTTGTCTCTTCCTGAGCACCAAAGGAAGCAATTGCTTGAGGGAAACTGGGATATTGCTGAAGGTGCAGCCTTCACTGAGTTTAATAGGCAGATTCATGTAGTGGAACCGTTCCACATACCGAGTAATTGGACTAAATTTAGGGCTTGTGACTATGGATACGGAAGCTTTAGTGCTGTGGTGTGGTTTGCTGTGTCTCCAAGTGAACAATTGGTGGTCTATCGTGAGCTATATGTTAGCAAGGTACTTGCCAAAGACCTCGCCCACATGGTGATGAGGGCTGAAGAGAACGATGGACCCATGAGATATGGTGTATTGGACAGTAGTTGCTGGCATAAGCGGGGTGATACAGGTCCATCACTGGCAGAACAGATGATTGCAGAGGGTTGTAGGTGGAGGCCATCTGATAGAAGTGCTGGAAGTAGGGTGGCAGGTAAAAATGAGCTGCATCGAAGGCTACAACTAGACCCCTTTACAGAAAAGCCAAGACTGGTTATAACAAGCAACTGTGTGAACACGATTGCTCAGCTACCTGTACTGCCTTTGGACAAAAGAAACCCAGAGGACATTGATACTAAAGCTGAAGATCACTTATATGATGCTATTCGTTATGGTGTGATGAGCAGACCTAGAAGTAGTTTGTTCGATTACAATCCATTAACTTCTGCTGGTGCTGGGATGAAGATGGCAGACCCCACATTTGGGTATTAAAGGGTATTTATGGCGACAAACAATTTCATGGATGACAAGTCCATTGGTTTAGGGGACAGGAAAGAGGGAGAAAAAACTCCATTCACTGGTAGTTCTCTTTTAAACTTCTTAAACGACAGATATACAAGATCTGAAGAGAGCCGTAGACAGGACGAACAGCGTTGGCTCAAGGCATATAGAAACTATCGTGGTATCTATGGACCTGATGTTAAATTTACTGAGACAGAGAAGAGCCGTGTATTCATTAAGGTGACAAAGACCAAGGTGCTTGCAGCATATGGTCAAATCACTGATGTGTTATTTGCTAATAACAAGTTTCCTCTGAGTGTTGACCCCACTGTGCTACCAGATGGTGTAGTGGATTCAGTACATGTAGATCCTAAAGCACCAGAAGGTGCAGAAGCAGAGATAGTTTCTCCATTTGGTTATAAAGGTGATGGTAAAAACCTAGCACCGGGTGCTACCCTTTCTTCTTTGATGGACAATCTTGGTCCTTTGAAGGATCAGCTTAAAGATATTGAAGGTTTGAAAGAAGGTCCGGGAGTAACTCCCACTTCCATCACATTCCATCCTGCTATGGTAGCAGCTAAGAAGATGGAGAAGAAGATACATGACCAGTTGGATGAGAGTGGTGCTAATAAGCATCTGCGTTCCACTGCCTTTGAGATGGCTCTGTTTGGTACAGGCATCATGAAGGGTCCATTTGCTAAAACTAAAGAATATCCAAGCTGGGATGAAGAGGGTACATACAAACCTGAGATGAAGACAGTACCAGAGACATCACATGTTTCTATCTGGAACTTCTATCCCGATCCCGATGCTACCAACATGGAAGAAGCTCAATACATTATTGAGCGTCACAAGCTTAGTGCTACACAACTTAGGGCTTTGAAGAATCGTCCTTTCTTTAGATCCACTGTCATTGAAGATGTTATTGAAGGTGGTGCTTCCTATACTAAGAAGTATTGGGAAGATGACTTGAGAGACTATGCTCCTAATTTAGGAACAGATAGATTTGAAGTGTTGGAGTATTGGGGTAATGTTGATATTGAAACACTATCTGACAATGATATTGACATTCCAAAAGAACTTGAAAACTATAAAGAGCTACAAGCTAATGTGTGGTTCTGTAATAGTAAAATTATTCGGCTAGTGTTGAACCCGTTTAAGCCCGCCAACATTCCGTACTATGCTGCTCCTTGCGAACTAAACCCCTACTCTCTATTTGGCATTGGTGTTGCCGAAAACATGGATGACACCCAGACCCTCATGAATGGTTTTATGCGTATGGCTGTAGACAATGCGGTGTTGTCGGGCAACCTTGTATTCGAGGTGGATGAAACCAACCTTGTTCCCGGACAGGACATGACTGTCTATCCCGGTAAAGTGTTTAGGAGACAGGGCGGTGCTCCCGGTCAAAGCTTGTTTGGAACTAAGTTTCCTAACGTGGCTGCAGAGAACTTACAACTGTTTGATAAAGCACGACAGCTTGCTGATGAATCAACAGGCATGCCTTCCTTTGCACACGGACAAACTGGTGTGAGTGGCGTGGGTAGAACAGCCTCTGGTATTTCTATGTTGATGAATGCTGCATCAGGCAGTGTTAAAACCATCATCAAGAATGTGGATGATTATTTGTTAGCTCCTTTGGGTAAGGCTTTCTTTAGCTTCAACATGCAGTTTGATTTTGATCAAAGCATTAAAGGAGACTTGGAAGTTACAGCCAGAGGTACAGAGAGCTTGATGGCTAATGAGGTGAGGAGCCAACGCTTGATGCAGTTCTTGCAGATTGCAAGCTCTCCTGCATTAATGCCGTTTGCTAAGTTTCCTTACATCATTCGTGAGATAGCTAAGAGTATGGACTTAGATCCAGACAAGGTGACTAACAATATGGATGAAGCTATGCGTCAAGCTTTGCTGATGCAACAAGCTACAGCTCCTGCAGAGGGTGCTCCTCCTGTTGCTGGTCCAGAAGGTGGTCCTCCTCCAGTGGCTGATATGACTGGTGGTGGTGGTGGAAATATTGGTATTGGTGCTGCACCAGTGCCGGGTGAACAAGGATTTGCTGGTAATGTCCAAGCCGTACCTCCCCAAGCTTAAAGGCTTTGTAAACACTAACGCTACATGGGAAGCGTTCCAAGAGTTGCTTGATGCTGAAATTTCTCAGCAGCATAAAAACTTAGAACAAGCTACTGATGTTCGTGAGATTGGAAAGGCTCAAGGAGCCGTTGCTGCTTTACGCAGACTAAAACATCTAAAGGATGAAGTTAATGTCGAAAGATAACTTTACTAACCAAGGAGTTGCTCCTTATGGGATGCGACATGGTTCTATCTCACCTAAAGGTAAGGGATTTTTTGGCGACTTGAAAAGACCAGATGGAGATAGTTCTACAGAGCTATCATCTGAGTTTGAATACGAAGGTAAGAAAGTAGAATATCCTTTAATTGTTCCAACCTTGTCCAAAGCAGAACTTGATATTTTATTAAAAGGTGAAAAACCTACTGATGATATTTATGATAAAGCTGAATCATGGGCAAAGTTCAGAATTAATAAAGGTATGAGTCCATTTGCATCTAGTACAGGGAATGAGAAAGTCCCAGCACCAGAAGCTTCTAATAAATTTGCAGAGGGTGGTATGGCATCAAATGATATGAATAGATTGTTTGCTGAAGGCGGCATGAATGATGAAGGTGGCACAGTAGATCCTGTGTCAGGCAATGATGTACCTACTGGTTCTTTGCAGAACGAAGTGAGAGATGACATTGATGCAAAGCTAAGCGAGGGTGAGTTTGTTGTCCCTGCTGATGTTGTTAGATACATTGGTCTTGAGAGATTGATGAAGCTTCGTGATGAAGCTAAGGCTGGTCTTGCTCGTATGAATGAGATTGGTCAGATGGGTAATGCAGAGGAAGTTGCTAACCCAGAAGCCCTACAAGAAGAAGATGGTTTTGATTCTGAGATTGATGACATCATGAAAGAAGTTGATGGTGAGCAGATGGGGGCGAAGAAGTTTGAATCTGGTGGATTTGCTGTGCCGGGTACAGACCTTCTTGCTAAATATAACATTCCTAAAACATCCATTACCAATCCAGCATTAGATGTTAGAGCTTACAAGAATAAAGAAGGTAGGGTGATGTATATCACATTCTTCAATGGTAAGCCTTCCATTGCCATTCCTGCTGGATATGAGTTTTCTGGTTCTGCTGGTCAATTTATTGCAGAGACTAAGAAGGCTGATGAAGCTAAACCAGTTGTTACAGCCACAGGGACAGTTGAGCAAGGTGGTGACGGAGGCGTAGGAACAGGTGATGGTGGTGCTACTGTAGGCGGTAGTGGTATAGGAACTGGAACTGGCATAGGCAACTCTGCAATTGGTATTGCCATTGGTTCGGTGGCTAACTCTATTGCAAATGCAATTGGTCTTTCTAATGCTCCAAATCCTAATATTAGTGTTGTAGATGCTGTTGCTACTCCTTCTGATGCTGCCGCTGCTGCCGCTGCTGCTGCTGCAGCCGCTGACGCAGATGATGCTGACTCTGGCCCCGGAGCTAATGCTGCTGCTGCAGCTTCCGCTGCCGCTGACGCAGATGATGCTGGCTCTGGACCTTCGGCTAATGCTGCCGCTGCCGCTGCTGCCGCAGAGGGTGGTGATGGTGGTGATGGTGGCGATGGTGGCGGTGATGGTGTAGGTGACTTTGCCAAAGGTGGTCTTGTTGCTAAGCGTAAAAAGAAACCAACACCTGCTAAAAAAAGAGGCATTGCCTCTAAGAAATAATACTATATAATTAGCATACTCAAACCAGAGGTGGGCTGGTGAGTGTCAACAATTCCCCACCATATGGCTACCTATCTCCCTGCTATGCAGCTACAGTTAGCCCCAACTTAAAGGTATGTTATGACAGAAGCGGTAATTAACCAGAATCAACAAGCTCAGGCTTTCTCTCCATTTGGTAAGCGTAATGCTAACAAAGATCGGATTGAACAAGAAGAAGCAGAGTTGAAACAATTGGCTGAAGATAAGAGCAATCCCCAAGAATCACAAGACCCTGAGGATAGCAACTTAAGCGCAGAAGAGAAAAGCTTTAAGAAGCGTTATGGAGATCTGCGTAGACATTCTCAGCAACAGCAAGTAGCTTTGCAGAAGCAAATTGATGAGCTTCATTCACAGCTACAGAAAAGTACAGAGAAGCAAATTAAGCTTCCTAAGAGTGAAGAAGAGCTTAGTGAGTGGGCTAGAGCCTATCCTGATGTTGCAAAGATTGTTGAAACCATTGCAATTAAAAAGGCTAAGGAACAAACTCAAGCATTGGATGAGCGATTCAAACAGCTAGATGAGCGTGAGCATCAGACAGCTAAGGAAAAAGCAGAAGCTGATTTGACACGCCTACATCCAGACTTTGACTCCATCCGTGATGATGATGCTTTCCATAGCTGGGTTGAAGAACAACCTAAATGGATTCAAGATGCTTTGTATGATAATGAGAGTGATGCCGTGTCTGCTGCCCGTGCCATCGACTTATACAAAGCCGATAAAGGTATTAAGACTAAGAAATCTACTTCAGATAAGGGTGCTGCTGAGAGTGTTAACACCCGTGGTAGCCGTTCTGCACCTACAGGTGAGAGTAAAGATGGTGTCTTTTATGAGTCAGAGGTAAGTAAAATGTCTACCTTTGAGTATGAAAAGAACCAAGAAGCTATTGCTAAAGCATTACAATCAGGTAAGTTTGTATACGATGTTAGCGGAAACGCTCGTTAAGTATTGACAAACCTGAAACAACTGGTATAACTTTAAGCGGGACTAGGTATCTAGTCCTGCGTCTGTAGGCCGTAACAATGCTAGCTACCCTACCCTATAGATGAGTTCGTAACGCAAAACAATAAACTGTCAGAACAACCTGAAGTTTGTTGGCCTGTATAGACAAGTGGAGGCATCCCTGTTCTATACACACCCATCAAATACAGCCTCTGTGGTGATGTTCAGCGTATTTAATTATATGCCTAACACATATCTAGGAGGATATTAAAATGGCTTTTCCAAGTGCTGCAGGTTACGGCAATTTACCTAATGGTAATTTTAGCCCCGTAATCTATTCAAAGCAAGTACAACTTGCATTCCGTAAAGCGTCTACTGTTGAAGACATCACCAATAATGATTACTTTGGTGAAATCGCAAACATGGGCGACAGTGTCAAAATCATTAAAGAACCTGAAGTGTCTGTACAGAGCTATGCTCGTGGTACACAAATCACTGCTCAAGATCTGAATGATGAAGACTTCACCTTGGTTGTTGACCAAGCCAACTACTACGCTTTCAAGATTGATGACATCGAAGCAGCTCACTCACATGTGAACTTCATGCAGATGGCTTCTGATCGTGCAGCGTACCGTTTGCGTGATCAGTATGACCAAGATGTATTGGGTTACTTGTCTGGCTTTAAACAGTCTGCCAAGCATGTCAATCCTGACACAGCTCGTACAGCAGCCGCTGGTACTAATGCAGTTACTGCTGCTGGTGTTGATGAGTTGTTGAGTTCTATGAAGCTGATCAAGAGCAGCTTTGGTAACATCACTACAGGCTCTGCTGGTGACCACTCCATTCCTTTGACTCCCCGTCTTCCCGGTGCTACTGCTTTGCCTACGGCAACAGCTTCACCTTTGATGGTTGTCGCTCGTATGGGTCGTCTGTTGGATACTCAGTTTGTTGACTCTGCTGGTCGTTGGTTGGTGGTTGATCCTATCTTCATCGAAATGCTGAAGGACGAAGACAGCCGTATGTTGAATGGTGACTTTGGTGGTTCTGGTTTGCAGAACGGCTTGGTCATTAACAACTTGCACGGCTTCCGTGTATATGTTTCTAACAACCTACCTAAAGTTGGTACTGGTGCTGGTACTGCAGGTACTGCTAACCAGAACTCCAACTTCGGTGTGATTGTTGCTGGTCATGATTCTGCTGTTGCAACTGCTCAGCAAATCACTAAGACCGAGACATATCGTGATCCAGACAGCTTCGCTGACATCGTGCGTGGTATGCATCTTTATGGTCGCAAAATCTTGCGTCCTGAAGGCATCGTCACTGCTAAATACAACGCTGCTTAAGGAGAAACTAAATGGCAACTATTACTACTCTCTCAAACGCTGTTGGTGCAGGTACACAACCTAGCCGTAGTCTTCGCAACATGCCTTATGTTGTTGAAAACACTATTAGCTGGTCTGCTGCTGTAACAGCTAAAGGCTCTGCCTTGGCTGCTGCTGATGTGATTGAAGCTCTCCAGATTCCTGCACAATCTATTGTGTTGGCTGCTGGCTTTGAAGTACTCACTGCTGCTACTGGTAGCTGTACAGTTAGCTTGGGTGTTACTGGTGTTACTGCTGCTGCTTATGTCTCTGCTTTTGCAGTGACTAGCTCAGCTACTGCCGGAACCTACGCAACTCCAGCAACTGCTGCTTATCCTATCGTGTCTGGAGCCGCTGACACATTGGACTTGCTGTTGGTTACTGAAACCACTACATTGAGTGCTGGTTCAATCCGTGTCTTTGCTGTCATCGTTGACGCACAAGACCGTGTTGGTCCTGCTTCTGTAGACCGTGAGCAACTGGCTTAATAGCTAGTTGATGCAGGGAGGGGCTTAACCGCCTCTCCCTTTTATTGTTTAAAAATTATGTCTACATTTATTTCTTTAACAAATGAATTGCTGCGAAGAATGGGTGAGGTTGTTTTAGACTCCACCGAATTCGCTGGAGCTAGAAACATCCAAGCTCTAGCTAAGAATGCTATCAATTCATCTATTAGAGAATTGATGCATAGTGCTCAGGAATGGCCCTTTGCTCTTACTACTTATACACAAACAATGACAGTGGGTACGGGAATATATTCCTTTCCATCTGATTTGTCTAGTGTTGACTGGGAAAGTTTCTATCTTAAGAAACTAACAGCAGCAAACAATGATCCGGCTCGTTTACCTGTTATTACATATGTTGACCACTTAGACAACTATCGTCCCGGTGAGGATATGAATGGCACTGGGGGCTATGGCTCTGCTGTTGCTGTTTATCAAACACAAGAGTCTAAGTTTGGTGTAACTCCCCTGCCCGATCAAGCTTATCAAATTGAGTATAAGTATTGGTCTTTTCCTGCTGCCTTGTCTGCTGATACAGACGTAGCTATTATTCCTGATAGGTTTAATGGTGTGTTGCTTGATGGTGCTATGTTTAATATGCTTATGTTCAGATCTAATGAACAGGGAGCATCCATTTATAAAGAGAAGTTTGATACAGGTATCAGGACAATGCGTAGGCTGTTGTTAGATGAGCCTTTGTATATGCGTTCAACAATGATTGTTAAGCCTTCCTTTAATCCAAGAGTGTTTTAATGGCAGATAGAATAAGTGGCTTTAAGGTTTCTTGTATTGGTGGAATGAACACCAATAGGGATGTACTATCTCAAGGTGAGATATATCCCGGATCTGCTATACAACTTATTAATTATGAGCCAGCCATCTCTGGTGGTTATAGACGGATTAGTGGATATGCTAATAGCTATGGCACAGTGACAGGAACAGGTAGTGTTCTTGGTGTGTTTGTAGCTGAGGGTTTGAATGATGGTATCTTTGCTTGTCGTAGACCCTCTGCTGGTACGAACTACTTTTATAGGTGGGTAGCTTCTACATCCAGTTGGTCTGCTGTTTCAACTCCCGGAACTATTACAATGGTGGGAGTTAAGAAGGTTAGGTTTACTAGATTTAACTGGAGCACTTCTAAGTTTGCATTAACTGATGGTATCAATCCGGCTGCTGTGTATGATGGAACTACATATACACAGATTACGGATGCCAATGCTCCTAACAGTCCTAAGTTTTCTGCTGCTTTTAATAATCATTTGTTCTTAGCTGGTGATGTAACAGATCCTTATAATTTATACATCTCTTCTCCATTGAGTGAGACAAACTTTAATCCAGCTAATGGTGCTGCTGTTATCAATGTAGGCTTTGAGATTGTCCAGATTAAACAGTTTAGAGATACGCTGTACATCTTTGGTAAGAATGCCATTAAGAGTTTGACAGGTACTAACATTGCTGACTTTGTTGTTAGTGAAGTGACAACCAACTTAGGTTGTGTTGTGCCTGATAGTGTGGTAGAACTTGGCGGTAGCTTAGTATTCTTAGGACCAGATGGTTTTAGACCAATATCAGGTACAAATAAAATTGGTGATGTGGAGCTAGAAACAATTTCTAGACAAATTCAATTTACCATCACTTCAATCTTAAAAGAAATGGTAGCTGGTTCTATTGATCCTGAGACACTAAGTTCAGTTGTTATTCGTAAGAAGTCTCAGTTTAGATTGTTCATACCTTCAGAAGGAACCTTTGGTTTATTGGGTGGTTTGAGGGCTGCTGAGGGTGGGGTGGCTTTTGAGTTTAGTCAACTCTTTGATTTTCCAGCTACTTGTGCTTCTAGTGGATACATAGGGATAGATGAAATTGTTATTCATGGTGATGCTGCTGGTAAGGTGCATCAACAAGAAACAGGAAGTTCTTTTAATTCTTCCACAATTTTAAGTGTGTATCAAACACCTTATTATTATTTCCAAGATCCTACCATTAGAAAGAACTTCTATAATTTCACTACCTTCTTGCGTAGTGAAGGAGCTTCTACTATTAGTTTAGGTGTTAGCTATGACTTTGATGATAGTCAGAATGTGTTTAATCCTTCTAACTATTCGATGACAACAACTGGTGCAGCAGCTTATTACAATGAAGCTATTTATGATGCTGCTGCAATCTTTGATGGTAATCCATCACCAGTTGAGAAAGTAAATATTGAAGGCTCTGGATTCTCCATTGCTTTCAAGTATGTGACTAATGATACGAATGCTAGTCATACAATTCAGGGCTTGGTCTTGAATTATTCAATGAATGACAGACGCTAAGGGGAAACTAAATGGCAGGTTATGTAAGACAATCGGCTGCTGATATTGTACCTACCGCAGTTGTACGGGCAGCACCAATTAACAATGAGCTTAATGCTCTGCGTGATGCCTTTGTTGCTAATGGTGGGCATAAGCACGATGGTACTGCTGCTGAAGGACACCCTGTTCCTGTCATAGGTGACACTGACTTATTAAATAAGATTGCCACTGATACTAGTAACAACCGTCATGGTGTGTTTGTAGAAGTAGCTGCTGCTGCTGTTGAACAGGTGCGCTTTCAAGATGGTGCTATTGTTCCAGTGACAGACAATGACATTGACTTAGGCACAAGTGCTCTAGAATTTAAAGACTTATACATTGATGGTACAGCCAACATTGACAGCTTAGTTGCTGACACTGCTGACATTAATGGAGGCACGGTGGATGGCGCAGTAATTGGTGGTAGCTCCACTGCTGCAGCAAACTTTACAACAGTTAGTGCTTCTGGTGCTATTACATCCACTCTAGCTACAGGCACTGCTCCTTTTGTTGTAGCTTCTACAACCAAGGTATCCAATCTTAATGTGGACCAGCTTGATGGTGCTGACTGGGCTGCTCCTGCTGCCATTGGTACAGGCACACCTGCTGCTGGTACATTCACTGCACTTACAGCTAACACTTCTTTAGTTGCTGCCACTGCTGATATTAACGCAGGTACTATTGATGGTACTGTGATTGGTGGCTCTTCTGCTCAAGCCATCACAGGAACTTTAGTTACAGCAACTACAAACTTTGCTGGTAATCTTACTGGTAATGTCACTGGTAACACTGCAGGTACACACACTGGTGCTGTTGTTGGTAATGTTACAGGCAACTTAACTGGTAATGTTACAGCCTCTACAGGTACATCATCTTTTAATGATGTCACTATCAACGGTGGCTTGAACATGGATGCTTCTTCAGCAGCCACCATTACCAATCTTACCAGCCCTACCAATTCTGGTGATGCAGCCACTAAGGGATATGTTGATACATCTATCAGCAACTTAGTTGCTTCTGCTCCCGGAGTGTTAGACACTCTAGATGAATTGGCTGCTGCTTTAGGTGATGATGCCAACTTTGCCACCACAGTGACAAACTCCATTGCAACTAAACTAGCACTTGCTGGTGGCACTATGTCTGGTGCAATTGCAATGGGTACTTCTAAGATTACTGGTCTTGGTGATCCCACAGCAAACCAAGACGCAGCAACTAAAGTTTATGTAGACACTGCTGATGCATTGAAGCTATCCTTAACAGGTGGCACAATGTCTGGAGCCATTGCTATGGGTACTTCCAAGATTACAGGCTTGGGTACTCCAACAGCAGGAACTGATGCAACAACTAAAACTTATGTTGATGGCATCTTAGGCTCTGCAACTGCTGCAGCCACCTCTGCTGCTGCTGCAGCCACATCAGCTTCTAATGCTGCTACCAGTGAAGGTAATGCAGCTACATCAGCAAGCACAGCTTCTACAGCAGCTTCTAATGCCGCTGCAAGCTTTGACAGTTTTGATGATAGATATTTAGGTAGTAAAACAACAGTACCCGCTTTAGACAATGATGGCAATGCTTTGCTCACAGGTGCTCTTTATTTTAACTCTGTGTCTAACACTATGTTTGTGTACACAGGTTCTTCTTTTGTAGCTGCTGGCTCTGCCGTTAATGGTACTGCAGAGAGGGTTGTATACACAGCAACATCAGGGCAGACAACTTTTGCATCAACATATGATGTTGGTTATGTTGATGTTTATCTGAATGGTGCTAAGCTAGTAGTTGCTTCAGACTTTACAGCCAATGATGGTGTGTCTGTTGTGTTAGCTACAGGAGCCACCACTGGTGACATTGTTGACATTGTTGCCTATGGTGCTTTTGAACTTGCTAATGTGTATACACAGACTGTGTCAGATGCTAGATTCTTAAGAATAGCAAATAACTTATCAGACCTTGCTAATACAACTACAGCTAGAACAAACTTAGGACTAGGCACAGCAGCTACACAAAGCACTGGAACATTTTTACAAACTGCTAACAATCTAAGTGATGTAACAGCTCCTACAGCTAGAACAAACTTAGGTTTAGTTATTGGAACAAATGTACAAGCTTGGGATGCTGACCTTGATACATGGGCAACTAAAACTGCACCATCAGGTACTGTTGTAGGCACATCAGATTCTCAGACACTAACAAACAAAACCCTGACTGCACCAGTAATCTCAAGCATTAGCAATACTGGTACATTGACGTTACCAACAAGCACAGACACATTGGTTGGCAGAGCAACAACCGACACGCTAACAAACAAGACTCTGACAAACCCAACAGTAACTAACTATGTAGAGACTCCTTTCTCTGCTAATAGTTCTACTGCTATCACCATTGCTTTGACTAATGGAACAGTCCAAATCATCACCTTGACAGGCAATGCCACTATCACAATGCCAACGGCTACAAGTGGTAAGTCTTTTATCATGTTGTTAAAGCAAGATGGAACAGGCTCCCGAACAGTTACTTGGTCAACAGTTAAATGGGCTGGTGGTACTGCACCGACTATTACATCTACTGCAAGCAGACAAGACATTCTCAGTTTCTTCTCGGATTCGGTTAATTGGTACGGATGCGTTGTCGGACAAAATTACACCCCATAAACATGAAATTTATTGATTTATCAGGTGAAAGGTTTGGTCGGCTTATTGTTTTAAGTCGTGCTGAAAACCGCAAAACGACAACACGATGGTTATGCCTTTGTGATTGTGGAAAAACAAAAAAAATAAATGCTACTTGTTTGACAAAAGAAATAACTAAATCTTGTGGTTGTTTGCGTAAAGAAAAAACTGGCACACAATTTTCTCGTCATGGAATGTCTGATTCCCCTGAATACAGCATTTGGCTTGCCATGAGACGCAGATGCTATGACATTAAGAATAAAGACTTCTCAAGATATGGTGGTCGTGGCATTGTTGTTTGCGATAGATGGAAAGACTCGTTCCCAAACTTTTATGCAGATATGGGGAACAAGCCAGATGGCGGTTCAATTGATAGAATAAATGTTGATGGCAACTATTCTCCTGAAAATTGCAAATGGTCTAACGCCATTGAGCAAGCCAATAACAAAAGCACAAACCATTACATAACTTATGGTGCTGAAACACATACGATTGCGGAATGGGCAAGAATTGGCGGTATTCCTCAACCAGCGTTACATCAAAGAATTAAATCGGGTATGCCTATGCCATACGCAATGTATAACATCGATTACAGGACAATAAATGTTTGCAGCATCTAAAACAGCTTCAGTCTCTGGTGGCTATCAAATCTCACGCAGTTTGCGCTTTAATAGTGCAGACACGGCTTATCTGAATCGTACTCCTGCAACGGCTACAAACCGCAGAACATGGACATGGAGTGCTTGGGTAAAGCGTTCAGCTTTAGGTGCAATACAAGAGTTATTTGATGGCTATTGGGCTAATACTGACAATGGTTATTTTTGGGTAGGATTTACAAGTGCTGACGCATTTGAGGTTCAACTGTATAACACCACATTAAGAACAACAACCCAAGTATTTCGTGACCCATCTGCTTGGTATCACCTTGTTCTTGCGGTTGACACAACACAAGCAACTGCTGCAAATCGAGTAAAAGTTTATTTAAATGGTTCTGAAATAACAACATTCAGCACCAACAATGCACCCACACAGAATTTAGATACTGCTGTTAATTACAATGGGGCGCATTACATTGGAACTTTTAGCGGTTCATCAAATCTGTTTAACGGCTACATGACCGAAATCAATTTGATTGATGGCTCTCAGTTAACCCCATCATCATTCGGTGAAACAGATACACAAACTGGTGTGTGGAAGCCGAAAGCCTACTCAGGTTCATACGGCACTAACGGCTTCTATCTGAACTTCTCAGATAACAGCAACACCACAGCCGCTACATTGGGTAAAGACTACTCAGGTAACGGCAACAACTGGACACCTAATAACTTTAGCGTGACTGCGGGTGCGGGTAATGACTCTCTTGTTGATTCACCGACATCGTATGGCGTGGACACTGGTGCGGGTGGGTCTGTGCGGGGAAATTACTGCACGATGAATCCAATTGCTAACCCAAGCACTCCGACTTACTCAATTACTAATGGAAACCTTGACTATGCCACAACGGGCGGTTCTGGTAATGCTTCCAAGCAAGCCGCAATTGCAACAATTGGCGTTACAACTGGAAAATGGTATTACGAGGGTACAGTAACTTCAAACAACGCTGGCCTTGGTTTTTCATCGGAGTTGTTTCTTAATTCACAACGAGGAACTATTCGGATTACTTATTTTAGCGGTAGTCTTGCAAACTCTGCTGGCATTACGGCAACAGGAAGCCCCGCAACATTTACCAATGGTGATGTAATTGCGGTTGCTTACGATGCTGATGCGGGGACTGCTACTGTTTACAAAAACAATGCCTCTCAAGGTACGTTTAGTGGTATTGCAACAGGAACAGCTTTATTTCCTTATGTTGAGCCAAATACAGCAGATTCGGGTTCTGGAGTTTCTTTTAACTTTGGTCAACGCCCATTTGCCTACACAGCCCCATCAGGCTTCAAAGCACTTTGCACACAGAACTTTCCTACGCCTACGATTGGTGCGACAAGCAACAGTTTAGCAAATCAATTCTTCACTCCAGTAATTTACACAGGAACTAATGCAACCCAAACCATAACTGTTGGTTTTGAAACTGGATTACTTTGGGGCAAAGAAAGAAGTACCCCAGATAGGCATTGGCTTGCTGACCAAGTTCGTGGTTTAAAGACTACTGGCTACTATTTGCTCAGTACAAATAACACAAGTGCAGATACAAGTAGTGCCGCACCTGATGGCGTTACTGCCATTACAAGCACAGGATTTACATTAGGCGCAAACACATCAAACACAGATGGAAATTGGTCTTATGAGATAAATGCCAATACTTCAACCTATGTCGCATGGAACTGGAAAGCCAACGGCTCTGGCTCATCTAACACAGCAGGGCAAATTACATCTACAGTTTCTGCAAATACAACATCAGGTTTTTCAATAGTTACATTTACAACTGATGGAACTACTAAAACTGTTGGTCATGGTTTAGGTGTTGCGCCTAAAATGATTATTGTCAAGCAAAGAGATGCTACGAGTCCGTGGTATGTGTTTACAACAGTCATTGATGGAACTTATGACTACTTGGTGTTGAACACCACAGATGCCGCATCAAATTCATCATACACAGCACCAACTGCAACAGTCTTCGAATACAACGATGACAATGCAGCTACACAAGTCGCCTACTGTTTTGCAGAAATAGCAGGGTATAGCAAGTTTGGCTCTTACACAGGCAATGGTTCTACTGATGGGCCTTTTATCTATACAGGATTTAGACCTGCGTTTGTGATGATTAAATCCACATCATTTGCCGAAGATTGGACTATTTTGGATTCAGAAAGAAATCCATACAATGTTGCTGATGAAATTTTGAAACCAAATACTTTCGATTCTACTTATGTTTTTTCAATAGAAGATTTTGTTTCTAATGGTTTTAAATTAAAAAGCACAGGCTCATTAACAAATAGTTCTGGCAATACATACATTTATATGGCACTTGCTGAATCCCCCTTTAAGTATTCCCTTGCACGATAGGACTCAATATGTACGCACTCATTGAAAATAACGCAGTCACCCAAGTTGGTGAACTAGCCATTCTCTTTCCAAACACATCAAACCCTAATCACGCATTTGCTATTGAGCAAGGTGCATTAGAAGTGGTTGAAGGTGAGCAAAAAGACCAACGCTTTTATTGGGTTACTTTTGACAGTTACCAAGTCAACGGCTCTGTGGTCACTCGCACCTACACCAATACGCCAAAGGCTTTGGAAGATGTAACTGAGACTGTTGAAGGTCAGACCACAATCACTAAAGGTTTAAAGTCCACTTGGATTGCTCAGAACAAAGCTAACGCAAACTCACAACTGGCAAGCACCGATTGGATGGTCATTCGCAAGGCCGAGCGTGATGTTGCTATCCCAAGCGATGTGGTAACGGCTAGGGCAGCCATCATTGCTAACTGTACGGCTAAGGAAGCGGCTATTACTGCGGCTACGACAATTGAAGCCTTTATTGCGGTGGTTAACTCATGACAGAAGTAACTCACGAACAAATCTACGAAAGACTGCTTGCAGTTGAGAATAAAGTAGATTCTATAGACAAGAACACAAGTGGTCTTGTAGAGGCTATTGACGCTGCCAGAGGTGCTGTAAAGGTTCTTAACTGGATTGCATCTATTGCCCAACCTGTTTTATGGATAGGTGGGTTGGTCATTGCTGCTGGTGCTATCTGGCAAACTTGGATTAAAAAATGATGGATTGGCTAGAAGCTATTGTGGCTCTAGCCTTTATGTTTTGCTTTGTCATGTTTTGTAGCCACGTTATTCTTTGGGCGATGCCGTGAAATGGCTTCTGATGTCATCATTGTTGTTTACATTGGTGGCATCTAGTAAAGAGAAGATTGAATACAGATGTGTGCGGTGGGCGTGGACAGGTGATGTTTATAACCGCAAAGTTGTGTGTCTTGAATGGCAAAAGGTAGATAAGAGATGATAGACCCTCTAACAGCCCTAGCAGGGATACAAAACGCTATTAGCATGGTCAAGAAGGCTAGTAAGGTAGCCAATGACTTAGGCTCTCTTGCGCCCATGATTGGCAAGATGTTTGACGCAAGGTCAACAGCTACTAAAGCATTGATTGAGGCTAAGAAGAGTAAGGGTTCCAGCATGGGAGCTGCCTTACAGATTGAGATGGCACTAGAACAAGCCAGAGCATTTGAGGAAGAGCTGAAGATGCTCTTTATGGCAACAGGTAAGGTTGACGTTTGGAACAAAATAAAATCCCGTCAAGATCAGATGGATGTGGATGATGCAAGAGAGCTTCGCTCTTTAGAGAGAGCAGAGAAAGCAGCCAAAGCTAAAGAAAAAGAAATGAATGAGTTGGCTATAATTTTAGGTGGTAGTGCTTTTGTATTGTTCTTAATGTTTATTGGTGTATATGAATTGGTTGAGTTCTGTCAGACAACACACAGGTGTGGGAAATGACTTGGTTTGATATAGTTCTTTGGTCTGCTGTACCTCTTAATTATTTCTTTTGGATAGTTGTTTATCCATATTTGAGCAATGAATGAATATCAGAAGACATTTGACTTAGCCCTAAAGATATTTGTCTATGGCTGTGTTGCTTTGTACTTCTTAGGCTTTCTTAAATTCTTACCTGATGACTTGTCAGACAAGATTGTTAATCTCTTACTTGGAAAAGTTGGACTTGGTAAATGAAAGTGACACCTTATCAACACAATGCAAACATGCTTCGTGAATATCAGAAGGTTATTCATCAACAGCATTTGAAAGACTTAGAGAAGCTTAACCGCCAAACTCAAGAGAAGATTAAAGCTCAGTGGGTGAAGGCAGATTCTGTGGATGTAATGGTATGAAATATTTATTATTGTTATTGCTGCTCACTGGTTGTGAGGATAGGTACAGATACTTCTGTCAAAACCCTGACAACTTCCATGCTGAGCAATGTCAGAAACCTAGATGTCAATTCACACAGACATGCCCTGAGTATTTAGTAGCCCCTATCTTGGAGAAACAAATTGAGAGAACTGCTGATAAAAATGCTGACACCAAGCCAGCCCAAACCAAAGCTAACAACTGAAGAGTTTGAAGTTAGGGTTTGGGGATTTGTGGTTATTGCAATCACAGTTATTCTCTTTGGCATTGTGTTTGCCTTACTGTATTCTGTTACCTTTGTAACACAGCCTATTAAGAGTATGGCTCCGATTGACCAAGCCTACACCAAGATGCTTAATGATATAGTATTACTTATTGTAGGTGGCATTGGTGGTATTGTAGGTAAGAGGGCTGTTAATTCAGCACAGAATGCTTTCAGGCCACAGCCTCCTATGATGCAGGGCTGCGGTGGTGGTGGCTACGGTATGCCTAACAGCAGCTACGCCTCGCCACAGTCTGCCTATGGCCTACCCTCACAGCCCTTTGGTGCTATGCCTGTGTGGAAGAACCCAGAGCTAGATGAGAGCTGGACTCCCGGCCCTCCACCAACAACACCTCCAGAACACATGGAGCCTGATGAAGATAGAGAAGAGATAGCAGCGGCTAGAAAAGAGGTGGACTAATGTTTCCTATACCACTTCCTTGGCTCATCATTGGTGCAATGGTTGCACTACTTGGTACATACCGTGGTGGGTATCACTTTGGTTGGGAAGATCGTGACGCTGATATGCAAGCAGAGATAGCTAAGAAGAATGAAGAAGCCCGTGAGCTAGAGAAGAACATGACCATTAAGCTTGCTGATAAAGAAACAGCATTAAGAAAGGCAAAGAATGAAATATCTAAGAAACAGTCTGCTATGCATGAGCTTGCTAACACTG